GGAGTTGGCGTTTTGCAGCGAGAGATAGGTGCGGTTGGTACCGTCGCCGGCCGTAGTGTAGACGAGCTCTCCGGCGGAATAGGACGTGCCGCTCGAGTACAGCGACACCGTCATCGGACCGAAATACTCGATCCAAGGCGGGACCGGCGGTATACCGAGGGCCTCACCGTTGCCGGGCTGGTGATTGAGATTGTCCCGGCTCTGGGAAATCCAGAGCTGGCCGGACGAGTCCGACACGATGGAGCCGACGAAATAGGTCGGGAACGACGACCATAGCGACGGGGCGAGCAGCATGGTGTTGGCGTCGATCGCCCGCAGGATGGCCTTGCGGATGGCGAAGCGCCAGATGTTGCGGCGCAACTCGGCCTTGCGGACCTTGTCGTAGACGCGCGCGCAAATGCGGGTGTTCTTGCTCGGCTCGGTGAATCCGAGCGTGGTGTCGATGGGATCGGCGCCGACGTGGTCCAACGCCCGGTTCGCGATGTCTACGGCATTTTGGAAGCTCATGGCGGGGCAGAATGGCCGCCGCCCCTATTGCCGCAACGCACCTATCTAGGTGCCGCCTCGTCCGCCATCGCGCCCACCGCCGTCATATAGCCCGCTATTGCCTGATAGAACGCCATTTCCTTGCCAGTGAGCGACGCGCCCCACGCCGCCGCCGCAATCTGCCGGGTCGAGAAGTTCGACGGATTGGCTCCGCATATCCACTGCTCCGCATCGGGGACTCCGGTTGATGGAGCAGCAAATGGAGCAGCCCCAAGGGCAACGCCGTTGTGCCATGCGCGCTTGCTATCGGCGTCCGCACGCGTCGCGCCCGCAAAACCAATCGGCTGCGAGCCCGTCGAGCCTGTCCCCGCGTCATTGATCGCAATCGCGATGTCGCCGTTGCCGTCCATCACACATATCCCCGCGATCGGATCGGTGACGCTGCCGATGTCGGCCACCGATGCCAGTATGGCCGTCCGGTTCCAGACCCATAGAGAGGCATCGTCCCGCTTATAGTTCACGCCGTTGTTGAACGGATTGTACCGCGTGTGAATGCGGGCAGAGATGCCGTCGCCAGTGAAGCCGCGATCGGCCTGGAATACAGTGTTGAGCGCGATTGGGGTAGCCGTTGCTGCCTTCCAGTTCAGCAGCGCCGCCTGCTCGTCATGCGCCGCCAGCATCCAGAGCACGTCGAGCAACTGCCACACCCCGGCCGCCTTCAGCGCAACGATGCAAGTATTGATCGCTTGTTGGCGCTGCATGTCGGGCGACTGCGTCATCCGCTGGAACAATGCCAGCGCGTCGGGGTCCCACTCGACGGGCGGCGGCCGCTGCGTCCGAGCCAAGTCCTGCAACAGGATGATTTGCTCGGTCTCGAACATCTCACATGGTCGTGACGATGCTGGTGACGACGACGAAAGCTGCGGTCGCGGCCACGTTCAGCCGATAGGTGCCGCTCGGCAGGTTGAGCACGGCAGCGTTGACCCCGGTGAAGGGAGTCATAACAGGGACCCAGGTCACGTTATCGCCGCCGAGCTTTTCCAGCGCAACGCTGGTGAATGTGCCGACGGCATCGATGCCGTACTGGCCGCCGCGCAAGATGAAGACAGGCGGGTTGGCCGAGATGTTGGGGAAGGCGAAGCGTTCGACCGAGTTCCAGGTCATGACATCCCGATGAGCGAGGCCCAATTGCTGCTGGCGATCGGACCGCCCTGGCCGAGCACGCCGAGCGTGAGGTTCGATGCGTTCAAGGCGGCGGTGACGGCGGTCTGGTAGGCCACGTCGGCGTCGGACAACGCGGTGTTGTAGGCCACGAGGTTCGCCGGATTGAAGAGATAGGCCGCGAACGCCGCGGCGCGCGCGTTCTGCCGGACACCTTCGGCCGCGACAACCGCGTTGTAAAAGACCTGCTCGGCTGCCAGCATAGCCGCCCTCCTTAGTCCTTGACGACGAAGCCGGCCGCCTTGGCCTGCTGCGCGTTTTCGAAGAACCGGATGAATGCTTCGAGCGCCTTGATCACGTCCACCTTGCGAGGGATGTCGGCGGCAACGAGTTCATCGAACACGCGCAGCTCAAGCTTTCCGCCGCTCGATCCGGTCCCGGTCGTGAAGTCCGAGTATTTGAGCCCCTCGACCCCGCGCGGGATGCTGACGAAATGATCGGCCATTGCTCACCTCAGTCCGTGTAGCTGACGCTCATCACCATGTTGCCGAGGCCGGTGGTGATCGCGGTCGTCAGGCTGAGCACGATATCGAAGTTGCCGCCGGGATCACTGGTCAAGCCAACCGCCTGCCAGAGTGGCATGTTGCGCTTGTCGGGCGTGTTGGCCGTGGTGATCGGATTGTTCGTGACATCCGTCGGCTGGACGGTCGTTTGAAGGTTGATGGCCGTCGCAAAGAAGTCGCGGTCGATGGCATTGGCCACCAGCAGCGTGGTTGGCTTGCCGCCTTGGCCGTCGGTCGCGAAGTAGAGACCGATATCCGTCACGCCCACCGTCTGCGGTTGCGACTGCAAGGTGATCTGCTTGACCTTCGCGTTCGATGGCACACGGCACATCTGGAACGTGGAATCGATGTTGGCGTTGGCGGTGCCGACGGCGATGCCGGTCACGTTCTTCAACGGCGCTGGGCCGCCTTCGCCCGCCGTGTTGGCGACGATTGGGGAGGCGTCGGCGTTGACGATCGAAGCTGATTTCGTATGTTCAAGGGCCATTGCTGCCTCCCTATGGCGTCACGTCGGCGGCGGCCGATGAGTCGGCGCAGAGCGCTTGCAGCAGCCGCCCCGGCTCCAACCGCGTCGCGCCCGACGACATGCAGGTGTAGATCTGATAGGGCAGGCCCGAGAGGTCCTTGCGCCGATCGATGTCGTTCTCGGTGTCCTTCCAGATGCCGAGATAGAGGCCCGATTTCACGAACGGGATGTTCTGCCGGGTGATGCCGTCGCTGGTCAGGCGCTCCGAATAGACGATGTCGAAGCCGAGGAAGCGCGTGACCTTGCCCTCGACCAGAGTCGGCTTGTCGGAAAAGTCGGTCGAGACCACCTGCACCTGGTTGAGCAGATCGCTCTCGCCCTGCGAGTTGGTGACCCAGGTCAGGGTCTCGGCTTCGAGATCGACCTGCGCCTTGCGGAAGATGCGCTTGGCCTCGATCATCTTGGCGACGGTGAGGCCCGACGCGGCGGCGGAGCCGAAGGTCGAGGCGATTTGATAGAGCGTGGTGTTGAAGGTCTCGGTGGTGAAGGCCGAGGCATCGACGCCGAGCGAGGCGACGGCGAAGGCCGAACTGATGAGGCGGTCATCCCACTCGCGCGAGACGGCGGCGGCGGCGACATCGGAATACTGCGACGTCGGCTCGATCGCGGTCTTGAGCTTGTCGAACGTGTCGATGAGCTGGTTGGCATCGCGATCGACGGGGAACACCCAGCGCCGGGTGAAGTCCACATCCTGCCGGCCGATCGGGGCGAAGCGGCCCGCCGGTGGCTTCATCTGGATGGCGCCGATGTACTGGATCGGCGATGCCTGCTTGCCGACATGGAAACCCTCCATGCACCGGCCGCGCAGCTTCGATTGCCGCTGCTGCAGCTTCAGCGCGAGGATGTCCGAAAACTGCGTCGTGAATAGCTTGGGGAGATTTTCCGACATGATCTGTCCCGCAAATGGAATGGTCCGAACGTCCGCGATCTTTCCCGTGCGCACGCGCGCGCGGAGATCATCAAACCTTCAGCCTTTTCCTTGCGGGGGCTGTCTGTCGTCAGTCTTCGGTCTTGACCCTGGCGGGGGACCGTCGCGCCCGATCAGCCTTTCCGGAAAACCGGGACTGAAGTTTCGGGGTAGAAGGACCGGAGCCTCTGGAGAGCCGTGGAGGCTCCGGTAGCGCTCTTTCCTGAACGGCGCGGAGATTATCCGGGGCGGCCGACGCCGCAACGCACCGCTTATTTCTGGCGCGCGTACTTGGCCAATTTGCCGATTTTCCGGCCTTTATCGGCGGCCATGTACTCGCTCGCCACTTTCACCGGCATCGGCTTCTTGCCGTGCGCGCGCAGCTTGCGCCGACCGGCGGCAGTGCGTGACATCGCAGCGAACCCGTGCTGCGCTCTGCTGGTGGAAGGCATGGGCCGCACTCCTTATTACATAGGGCCTCAGGCGTAGCGCAGATCCAGCGCGCGCTTGCCCAATGTCTTTTGCGCTTGATGCAGCCGGGCGATGGCCTCCGCATTGCCCATGTCGACGCCCTGCAGGCCACCCTTGCGCGGATGGCCGCAGTAGGCGCGGCCGCTGATCACGCAGCGCTCGGCGTTGCAGGCGCTCGGACAGTCGGCGATGGTGAGCCCGGCGAGATGCGTGGTCAGCTTCGGGGCCGCGGTGGCATCTGGGCGCGGCTTGCGCGGCTTGCGCTGCGTGTACTTGCGCTTCGGCTTCGGCGCGGGCGGCGGGGCGGGTTGATCGGTCATGGTCATCATGCGGCTCCATCGATCATCACGTTGAGCGCGTTCCACTCGGTGCGCGCGGCGGCATCGCCCTTGAGCAGCCGGGCGGCCCACGCCGGATCCGCCATCAGCTCGGCCTTGCGGGCAACTGCACCCTCACGGGTCGTCGGCGTGCCGAGCCCAGGGCCCGCCCCTCTCTCTATAAAGGTGTCCTCGCTGGTGCCCTGGCCGATCTTGCGGAAGATCTCCATGACGCGGGAGTATCCCAGCGAGTTCTCCAGCGCGTTGATCGCCGCGAGGCCATCGGCGTCGTCTCGGCTGAGCCCCAGCCGGCGGGCGCCCTCCATCGCCTTGAGTAGGTTGAAGTCGTAGTTCTCCTTCCAGTTCGCCTTGAGCTTCACCTTCTCCTCGCCGATCTTGGCGGCCGTGGTCGCGGCCTCGGCCTTGTCGGCGTCCTCAAGAAACTTCACCACCGCCGCGGTGATGGCGCCGGCCTTGTCCTTCGGCACGAACGCGGTGGCGAGCGCGCTGCGCATGGTGTCGACGAAGCCGGCCTCGAGCTCGGTGCCGTCGGAGAACTTCACGCCCGAGAAGTCATAGTCCTTGGCTTCCGCCGGGGCCCCGAGCTTGCCCCAGAACGCCTTGATGTCCTCGGGCTTGGCGTCGGCCTTCGGCATCACGAGCAACTGATCTGGACCGGCGCCCAAATGCTTTTCGAGACTGCGGTAATTCTTGGTGATCCCGTCCGCGAATTTCTTCGGGTCACTCAGGTCGTAACCCTTGTTCTGCCACCAACCAACGGTCTCGGTATCAATGCCGGTGTGCCAGGACGTCGGGGCGGGCGTGGGGGTTGGTGTCGGGGTCGGATCAGGCGTCGGGGTCGGGTCGGGCATGGCTTGTCGCTCCTATTGCGGGCCGAGTGTAAAGGTCGCGGAGTTGTTCCGGGGTCAGGTCGAGGTGCTCGCGGATCCGCAGCCACACCTCTCTTCTTCCCTCCAGCACATAGGTTCGATCGCGATCGCCGAGCACCACGCAAGTCTCGCGCGCGCGGCAAAACGGGTTCAAGTCCGCCAGTACCGCCTCGCCTGCCGCCGAGCCGAACGCGATCTGATAGGCGGTCTTGCGCTCGGAGAAGAATTTCAGCGCTTCATCAGGTGTCATGCGGCCCCCGGAAGCGGGACGTTCTCGGCGGCGACCGAGCGCGCCTTCACCATGGCGGCGGCGGCCGGAGCCGCCTGGATCGCCAACTGTTGTTGTTGCGCCGCAGCACGCGCCCGGCGCTTCGCCGCCACCGCGGCGTCATCGGACATCCAGCGCTCAGGCACCGCCTGGTCGCGCGCGATCTCCGGAATCGCGGTATCGAAGTCAAAGCGGTCGAGCAGGCTCACGTCCTGCGTCACGTTCACCAGCTCGCGCGTGGTCTCGACCGTGCGCATGAAGCCGGCCGATTGGCCAGCACGCGCCGCCTTCGCCAGCGGCGAGGTGTCGGTCACGGTGTATTGCCCCATCGCCTCGCGCAGCCGCGGCGGCATCGGCTCCAGCATTCCCATCTCGGACGCGAGATCGAGCTCGCGCTCCACCAGCCCGCCGACATACTCGGTGTGCTGCCGGCCCAAGGTCGGCGCCACCAGCATGCCCTTCTCGTTGACCAGCTCGATCACCTGCGTCGCCGTCATGTTGGGATGCTCGGACAGCACCTTGAACAGCGACACCAGAAAGACGTCGTCGATGATGCCGCGCTCCTCGCCCATCATCTTCTCGGTGACCTGGATCTCGCCGGACGGCAGCACATGCACCAGCGCCCGGCCATCGGAGTTGACGCCGCCTTTGTTCACGGCACCGGGGCGCAGGTCCATGCCCACGATGCCGTCGTCGGCCACCAACAGCACCGGATCGGCGGCGCGGTGACCCTGCTTGAGGAACGTGCGCTTCTCGGCATTGAGGGTCTTGAGCGACGGCAGCACGATCTGCGCCGGCCCGCGGCCGTAGGTCTCGCCCGGTGCCTGGTCATAGCGCGACACCGCATAGGGAAACACGCGATAGCCACGCTCCGGTTGCATCAGGCAACGGCCCTCGAGCGAGACATAATGCGAGGCGAACGGCATCCCCTTCTCGTCCAGCCGTTCCGGATCGTAGTCGTCGCCGCGCGGCCGCACGCAATGCAGGAAGTTGTACGGCCACATGCTTTTCTGCTCGAGCGGCGCCACCAGATTGGCCGGCAGCGCATCGCGGCCCCACTTCTGCACCGCCTGATAGGCGGTCAGCCGGAACCAGCGAATGATGCGATCGACCTTGCCCTGGTGGTTCTCGCCATAGAACGTCTCGCCGAACGGCACAGCCTTGTAGCGGAACCCGCGCACGCCGCGGTGCCAGCGGCTGTCGAACTTGTCCACGTACATGGTGGAATTGCCGAAGGCGCCGAGCGATTGCCAGTTGTTGTAGTTCTGCGCCGCGAAGTTGGCGGTCGGCTCGTAGCGCTCGGCGAACAAGAGCCGCGTCGTGTTCTCGAACCACAGCCGCGTCGCACGATCCTTCATCACGTAGTCGTCGCCTTGGAGCCCATGCCAGTGCATGTTGCGCGGCGTGACCAGCGAATCCGCGATGGCGCAGAAGCGGTGCAGCGCGAGCGCGCCGGTGGCGTCGACCTGCTGCTGCGTCTTCTTCGCGCCCGGCCAGTTGAAGTTCTCGTAGAAGAACGTGTTGCGCGAGGTCGGCAGGATCAGCTCACTGACTTCTTCGCACTGACTCGCATAAGTGGCCCTCCAAATTTGATACTGAGAAAATTCCCTGAGAATGTCCGCAACGACCCGCTGCTCTTCGTCTGAAATAGTTCGCGGAATACCCATCGGATAGGCGTTGCCGCCGAATGGAATGAGGCTGGTTGATGCCGGGCTCATTCGCGATCCTGCTCAAGGGCGTGGCGCGCAATGTGGTGCGCCTCGGTGCTTGTCCCCACAACGTCACGGATTTTCATCAGCGCCGCGCGTAGTTTCACGTTTTCTTCGTTGACCTCCTCAAGCCGGCGCAGCCTGATATTGGCCAGCGCTTCCCAGCCCATCTCGTTCAGGAGACTCTCGCCCATCAGTTCACCACCAGCCGCTTGGCGTCGGGATCCTGCGGATCAAAGGTCGGATCGAGGCGGCGATCGGCCACCACCCAGCGCTGCACGCACTTGAACATCTCGATGCGATCGGCGTCGGATAGCTTCAGCGTGTCGGCGAGCCGGCGGAAGTCGTCGCGCAGCGCGGTCTCGCTCCCATAGACCGCCACGTCCCGGTCGATCGTGCCGACCTTGTTCACGACGTCGGCGACGATCTGGCCGGACTTGCCGACCTTGCCGGCGGTGCAGAGAAACGGCGCGGAGATCGAGGTGAAGCCGGGGAACGCGACGCGCAGCAGCACCGGCATGGCGTCATCAAAGGTGTGCGCCAGCACCGAGAGCAGGATCACGCCGATATGCTGACGTTGCGTCGCAACAAGGGCGCGGGCCTGCCAAGTCTCGCGCATGTCCCTGGAGTGCCGGATGAGATCAGTAGCCGAGACCGCCACCCATGCCTCCGAGCGGCGAGCCGCCGAACAGCGAGAACGCGGCCGGACCCATCTGCTCGCGCTGCTGCGCCTGCGCCAGCCGCTTCTTGCGCAGTTCATCGGTCTCGGCGCCGACCTGATCGGCCAAGAGATCGCCCAGCCCGAGATCGGCGGCGGCGTTGCCGGCGGCAAGTGACATTCCGGCCATCGGTCGCAGCGGCATGGTGTCAGCCTTTGGCTTTGAGCGCGTCGCATCTTTCCTGGGCGGCCTTGACGGCGGCCTGCGCGGCCGAGACCTGCGCCTGGGCTGCCGCCAATTGCACCTCGGCCTCGACCTGCGCCTCCAGCGCTTCGTACGTGGCCTTGTCCTCCGGGCTCAACCGCTGGAACAGCGAGCCGGAACCGCGCTCGATCTTGCCGTCAACGCGGCCACAGCGGTCGCCGAACAGCTTGTCCTCGAGCTTGGCAAGCTGCTCCGCCGCCGATGCCTCATAATCGGACCCAGCCATGGTCTCCGGGAGAGATTCGACCTCGGGAGCCGCCGTCGCGTCGGGTTCATCGACCATGTGCTGCTCCTGAAAATGGGCGGGCCGCGATGCGCATCCCCCGCCAGTCTGGGCGTCGTGCCGGGGGAACGTGGGCGGTAGGGCGCGCTGCGGCAACGCACCGCTGTCAGGCGGCCTCGCCGCCGAAGACATCGAAGTCAGTACCGGTGGCCAACCCGCCGGTTTCACCACGCCGGGCCTGCAACGCCCGGGCAAAGTCGGCCGGCCGCCGCGCGTACCGAATATCCATCATGGCCGTCCGAACGGCGCTGAGCAGATCGTCGTCGATCTTGTTCACCAGCCCGTTGACCCGGTGATAGCCCTGGTACTCGTCGTGCAGCTCGCTCAGGTGCGAGGCGAACAGCAGGCGATTGGAGCCGAGGCGGTTCTCCATCTCGTCGAGCCCGGCGCCGAAGTCGTAGCCGCCGGCGGGGAAGGTCGCATGGCCCGGCCGCATGGCGAGCCCCAGCTTGCGGTAGGTCTGCGCGACCGTGTCGCCCGATACGATCCCCGCCCCGCGGCCGCCGTCATGCGGCCAACTGACAGGCGCGTCCCACATCGGGTTCTTCTTGATCGCCGCCACATGCAGCGGCGCGAGCCCGTGCATGCGCAACGTGTGCACAACGTAGATCGCGTCGTTGTCGGTGTCGTGGCATACCAGCGCCGCCGCGAACGGGTGGCCGCTGGTGGCCGAGCCGGAATGGCGGAAATCCAGCCCCCATAGCCAGCGCCACCACAGCGGGAAAGTCGCGGGGTCGCGAGTGTACTTGATGCGCTCGATCGGGACGGCAAACACGGCGCCCTCGCCCTGCATGTCGGCGCCGAACGCGCGGGTCTGCCGCTCGTTCTCGTCGTAGCTCGCGATGATCCCGGGGATGTCCTCGTCGGGGATATGCCCGCCCTTCGACTGCGCACAGTCGTAGATCGTCATCAGCACCTCGGCACAGTCGCCGCCGACGCGGGCCTTGAATCGCTTGCGCAGCGGGGATTGACCAAGCAGCGGGGTCAGCGAGCAGATGATGCGCCCGCGCGTCGTGGTCTTGCGCGCCAGGCACTCGCCGTAAATCGAGGCATCGTCTCGACTCACGTCCTCGTCCAGCCAATTCACCTCGATCGGCTCGCCCTGATAAGCCTCGCGGCCCATTTCATAGGTCTTGCCGCGGACTATGGCCATGCCGCCGGTCTCGCGCCGCAGCGTAGTGCTGTCCACAAAGTCCGGGATCCCGCGCGCCATGGTCGGCCGGCCAACGATGTTGTCGAGCGGGATCAGCCCCGTCCCGAGCCCACCCTGCGAGCGGACCGGCCCCAAAAGCTTGAGTTGCGCACCGTCGCGGACCTTGGTGGACGTCGTGCAGGAATACCAGCCCATCCACTCGAACGGCCGCTCAATCGTCGGCGGGGTGAGGAACCGGCGTCCCTCGTACCATTCGGGATATATCGCCAGCGCATCCATCGTAAACTGCGCACCAGCCGCGTGCGTCTTGCCGAGCTGGTTGCCAGCCCGCAGCATGACCTCGGGCTGCATCAGGTTGTGAAATTCCCGCTGCTTTTCGTTCGGCTTGTAAAAGTCGATGCGCCGGTATTTCTGCCGGTACTGCATCTCGGTGTACATGCGCTTGGCATGCCGCCGCAGGTCGTTCGGGTCGGGGCCCTCCTCGACCTCCTCGGTCATTTAACCCGCCCATCCGGCGTCCCGTAAACCTCGTCGTACCAATCGGGCGAGGCCACGCGATGAAATCCGATCGCATCTTTCGTGGCCGGCAGGCGCAGCCGAGGCGTCACCGGGCCATCCGTCGGCGCGTTCCAATACCCGCGGCCGCGCTTGTTCTCGCGGTGGATCGGCCTGCTGCTCGGATGCTTTGCCCTATCCGCCATCGCGCACCACCTCGCCCTCGATCACCGACCCGCCCGCCCGCCGCTCAATCTCCGCAAGCATCTTCTCCAGCCGCGGCAGCCCCGAAAACCCGAACGCCTCCAGCAGCTTCTCCCGCGGCGCACCCATGTCCCGCATGATCCGCAAATCCTCCAGCGCCGCCGCAGTGTGGTTCATCGTCACCGAGCCGCTCACGTTCACATCCACCGCCGTCCGCTCCGAATGCCCCACCCGGTTCAGCACCATCTCAATCGATTTCCGATGGTCCGCATGGTCCGGCTTCGCAATCAGCTTCGACAGCGCAACCACCGCCGGAATGGCCAACCCCCGCAACTCCCGCCCCGATACCTCCGTCATCGCCTCAAGCACGTCCTCGCGGTGCAGCAACCCGTGCGCCCGCACCTTCGCCCCCTCCTTCACGTCCGAATACCCAGCGTCCCGCGCCGCCTGCGCACCGTTCTCCTTCCCGTCGTACAGCGCATTCATCAGGTACGCCCACACAAACCGACGCTCGCGCTCCCGCAACGCCAGCATCTTCGGGCCAAACTGCCCCCAGTCAGGGAATGTCATCGGAGGCCGCGGCTGAAGAGGAGGAACCATACCAACAACAGTCCGGTAACTTGTTATCCGCCGCAACGCACCACAGGACACACCATATGAAATACCAAAACAGCAGCGTGATATAAATGCAACACCTTCGGCGCAAGGGCCGCGAAATGAAGTGGGTGGGCGCTCTGCACTGAGGCTGGAACTTTTCGCCCCCACCCCCACCCCGCCCCGGCCTCGATGGTGGACAGGACGTGGAGAATGCGAAAACATCAATGATATCAACATGGGGCTCTCCCTTGGTTGGGGAGCGCCGTGGCCAGGCTGATCGCATTCGGATTGAGCAACAACGCCCCAGATGCAGCAATATCAATGACTTAACCCCGACCCATCGCACACTGCAAATAGGCGTGACATGGCAAATGTGGGTTACGTGTGTGTGGTGGTGAGTGCCTTGATTATTTGGGCCAATACCGCGTGGCCGCTATCCATGATGCGTCTGAGCGGTCGGCAGTCATCTCGTGCACCGGGATGCTGATAAACCCTGAGGTGAGGGCGTCGGCGCGCTGGTATATGATACAGCGCTCAGGCATCGACACGAGTGCAAGCAGATCGGCTGACTTTCGATATTGCGAGAGATCGCAGAACTCGTATGCGGCTGCTTTTGATCGCTGTCCTCGATACCGTGCAAACGATCTGGCCTTCACTTGCACGCGCCGCAGCATTCCGATGTCGGCGATAAGGTCGTAGGGTAGGCTTTCGGCTGAGATTGAGCACCGATAGCCGCGGAGCAGGATGTCCATTGCGACGAGGTGCTGAGCTGCACATCCGATGCGAGAGTTCTCTGCTGGCGTTGATGGGACAGCGGTGCGCAACTCGATGCGCTTGGAGTAGGCGCCGCCTGCGTCGAGGACGGCCTGCATCTTTTCTCGGGTCATTTCAACCCTTTCGGATGGAGGTAGTTGCGGCGGCCTGCTGGGCGAGGGCTCGGAGCGACGCCTTGTCACCAAGTGGTGTGAGGCCCTTGCGTTTGAGGCGGTGGAGGCGGGCGTTGCGGGCTGCGATCTTGGGGTTCTGCTTCCAGGGAGGAGAGATACGGCCGCCCATGTTTGCTCTGTCCTTTACGTTGCCGCGCGTGGTTCGTGGCTTGGCTCGCGCACGCTCCCTGATTTGGGCGAGGTCGTCAACGCACCGTCATTGAGCGCGGCGAGTGCGTCTCTTTTCATTTGTGCACGAACAGCTCGATCTCGGCGCCATGCGCGCCAACGCGATTTTGCGGCCTTGGATTGATGTTCCCGGAGCTGCTCTGGTGTGAGTAATTTAAACCGGGCTCGACCACCACTTGAGCCCCATTTGGCGCGCATTTCTCGCATAGTGCCTAGTGCCTTGGCATTCCGGTAGTGATTGGCGGTCCTTACGGCCCTTTTATCCCGCTTTGCGGTGCGTCTGATTCGGGTCTTGCGCTGCTCATCCTCGATCAGGGTCATGGCGTAGCCGAGCGCGCCGAGCAGCGGGAACAAGGTGACTGGGCCGATACCCTTAACCGGCGGCGTGGCCAGCAATTTCGAGGCGTGGCCGGATGTGAAGCCGGCGAGCTCGTCGAGGACCTCACGCGAGATGTTGAGTTCCTCGGCGCGCTTGCGCAGCGCCATGACCAGGTCGAGCTGGTCGCGCACGACGGCGATCTGGCGCGGCTCGCTCACGGCCATGTGCTCCCGTTGATCCAGCCCTGCGCGATCCACCACAGGGCGTAGATGCCGAGTGCGGCGGCAGCGAAGATCAGCAGCACGGCGAGGTGCACGGTCATGTCGGCTCGCCCTCCAGTGGCTTCGCGTAGAGCGCTTTCAATTCGTCCGCGCTGTATCTGCGCAGTCCTGATTTGATGACCTTCGGCTGTTCGTCGCGATCGGTGTAGATGAACATGGGCACCCAGACGCCGCGCGGATCGAAGCGCGAAGATTGCGGATTTTGCTTAGCCCATTCAGCCATTTGCTCGTAGGCGGGCGCATTGAAGGGCACCAGCAGATTTGCGCGCGCGGTCGGATCGACGGGCCGCGGCGCGCGCTCCTCAAATCGCATGCTCGAAAAGCGTTTCAGACGATCCGCGCGCGCTTTTTCAGCGTCGCAGAATTCCACGATCTCGGCGACGGAAGGCGGGAATTTGCACTTGCGGACGATGCCTGAAAGTGGGCTGCAACACTCACGGATCACCGGATCGGAATATCGCTCAAGCACTGTGCCGAGCAGCGCCAGGAATGCATCCGGATCGGCGAAATCATCCCTTCGGTAGGAGCCGTACACTTGGCGCGCTTGGCCCGAAATCCAAGCTGAGCGGCTTGGGTCCGCTGGATCCGGGGACGTAGGCGCGCGCTGCTGCTGGTCCTCCGAAATGGTCGATGAACCTGTCGGCTGCTGCGAGAAGAGATCGCTCATCGTCCTTGCCTTTCCGTCCTGTGATGGTGCGCACGCGGTTGCGCCATGTCGCCGGCCAATCGAGCTTGGTTCCGCGCTGGCCTGGCACGCCTATCCAGTAGTCGACGAATTCCGCCCACGCTGTTTCGATCTTGTGCGCTGGCATGCCGAGTTGCAGCGCGGCGTCGCGGTCAATGTCGGTGATCGGCAGGCCGACAGTCAGCCGGGTGCCTCGCGCGCGCGCAACCACCTCTTTCTTACTTTCTGTAGTTGGTAGAGAGTTAGAAGAAGAAAGAAAGGAAGAAAGATCACAGCGCGAATTGTGATTGTCCGGGACGTCTTTTGGGACATCAGGGACATTCGCAGGCGGCAATTCGGCATCGTTTGCTTCCGAATTACCGTTGTCTTCGTTAGACTTATTCGATCTATATCGCCTCTTACGGTCTCGCTCGTAATGCCGAACTGTCCCGGACACCTCGGCGGACATTCGGGACAATTCCACAGTTAGGTTTGCCACGCGCTGTAGCAATTCCGGGTCCGTCAGCCCGGCGCGCACGAGATCAGCGATGAGTGTTTCATCGGTCACGGTCGCCGCTCGATGCTGGATCCATTGCCCACAGCCGCCGCGTCTCCGTCGCTCTCAACGTCGAAGGTCTCCAGCAGCGCGCCCATGGCCTCGTGCGCACGGCGCAGGCTGTGCATGACGGGGCCAAGGCGCGCGTCGGCTTTCAGCACTGCGTTGTCCATGACTTCATAGGTGGTGAGCGCCCACCCGCATTTGCGGCAGCGTCGGCGCCGGCGGATCGATGCGCGGCTGTGGTAATGGGTCGCGCGCGAGTCCTTCACGTCCATGCGAGAGTCGCAGTTGGGACACGGAAAGCCGACGGACTCGGTCATGCGTGCCCCTTTTCGTTCTCGGCGAGCAGGTATCGCCGCATCGCGATCTGGGCGAGCGGAGCGACGAGGGCCTCGCGCTCATCCATGCCGAGCCGCCTGCATTCGTTGCGGAATAGCGCGTCAGCCTGCCAGCCGATATTCTGGGCGATCAGCATGCGGTCGCGTTCGGATAGGCCAATCATGCTGTCGTTCATGCGGCGCCCCCGAACTTGCCGACCTCGTTGCCCCAGCATTCCCAGCCGGGCCGTATCTCGCGCGAGAACAGTTCAAGGTATGGGCCGTCGCAGTATTGGCGGACGCGTTCAAAGATTTCGTCTGGTTTGCGGGAATGCTCACGCACCGGAGCAAGTATTAATTCGCGGACGTTTTTGGCTTTGCGTCTGGCGTTCCCGCGGCGGCCGAGCAGCACAAATTCGGTGTTTTTGCGCGTGGTCAGGCCGAGCCCGACATGAAAGTCCGAATCGATTGAGGGCAGCACGCGCAGTTGCGCGACGCTGTGCGAGCGCTTGAGTTTGACCCAGGTGAAGGCAATCGCCGAATAGCGGAAGCCCCACGCCTCCATCACATCGAAGGCTTGGCGCAGGCAGGGGCCGGTGGTGCAGAGAAACAGGTGCGCGTCCTTGGCCGCGAGATCTCGCACCGGAAGCGCGCAGATGTCATCGACGCCCATCACCGCGTAGTGCTTCTCGGCGTCGCGCCGGCTCGTCCAATTTGACATCTGCAGCGCAGTGCGGGCGCGAAAATGCCAAGGCGGATCAGCTACGATGGCGCCGTAGCGACGGGCGACGAGTCCAGCGAACGGATCTTCACGACCAAGCGCGGCACATCCCCGAACATCTTCCAGGCATGCAAGCTCGTGATCTGCGAGTCGTCCCGCCACGCCACTGTGTTGAGCGCGTCCCCCACCATTTTCGTCAGATTGTCCACGTCCGCGCGCGACGTCTTCCACTGTGCGCCCGGGAGCGCGCGCTTTCGCGATGTCAAAGATTTCGGCCATGCATAAACCGCCATCACCGAGAGTTCGATCGGGCCGTTGATTGGCCCCTGGCCGTTGAGCGCGCGCTGACAGAACATCCGCAGCGCGCCCATGTAGTTTCGCTGCTTGGCAGGGGTAAACCGATGGGCGGTCTTGCCCCCCGCCGCACGCGCCCAAGGAACAGCTTCCCCGGGCAGCGTGAATTCGATTTCGCTCACTGCGGCATTGCAGGCGCAGCAGGCATGTTCTCGGGCGGCGCGGCGAAAGGTGGATCACTCACGTCCGCAGGATCGAGCTCAGCCTCAACGGGCGCGGTCGGCGCCTTCTGGAAAGCTGACGCCAGGATCCCCTGGCCGTCCTGCCAGCCGGCCATCCACGCCGCGAATTGCGGAACGGACGGATCGTGCGGATTGTTGCAGGGCCCGCCCTCGAGGCCAATGCGCTTGCCTTCGGCGTGGGCGCGATCTTCGCCAGGCCGGCGGTCTTCCGGGAATAGCTCGGCGGTCTCACCGACGTTCGTGCCGCTCCAGCGCAGCACTTGCGCGGTTTCGGCCATCTCGGCCTTGAGCTGGGACTCGCCTTCGGGCGATCGCGCCAGAATGGTCTTCTTGACCTTGGCCACGCTGTCGTCTTCGGCCTTGATGCGCTTGCCGACGTTCTTGATTTCCGCATCGGCCTTCTTCTTGGCGCCGAGTGCGACCTCGTATTCGCGGCAGTGCCGATAGTGCAGCGCGCGCTTCTCGTCCTCGGTCAGTCCTGAGTTCTTGAGCGGCTGATCCTTGATCGCGTCTTCGATGTCGGCCTGTTTCTTCCGCCGTCCCATGATAATTTTCTCCGCTGCGAATGAGGGGTGCCGCACGCACGACAACTGGAGCTACGCAAGATTGATCAGGTCGATCTGGACGGAGATGCGCTCGGCACGCTTGAGCTCGCGCCACCATTCCGGCTCCGCGCCATCCATGAGGCATTCGAGAAACTGGCGGCCCTGCTCGCTGCGCAAGAGCGCGCGCAGGAAGTGTGCGGGCGGTTTAACGGATCCGGCCGCGTAACGGTGACATGACCGCTCATCCAAGCCGGTGATGAGGTGGAGCTCGAGGCCGGGCTTGGCGAGCAAGGATTGCGCCATCGCCGAAAACCACTGCTCGTCGTCAGCGACAGATTTGTCAGCGGACCTATTTCTGGGTACCGCGACGGGAGGTGTCGAAAAACCCTGACTGACAGAACTGCCGTTAGGAATAATTGCCGAGTGTCGAAGTCCGGATATTCTGCCGTGCATGGAACGAGCCCCTTACGCATACGCAACAAAGCTTGGGTATTCCCCGATGGCCGCCCACCGGAATCCGTCATACAGTCCGGTCGGTGGATGGTTACCGGGAGGTCAAAATGGGAATTGTTCTGCGTTTCCCGCGTCATGCGCACGCCTCAGGGCACTCATCCGGCCACAAGTCAGGGCGCAACTCACTTCGATGGATACCCGTCGCCTGCTCGATCGGCAGCACGAATTCAGCTGGCACCCCGCGTTTGGATTTGGTGAGCCAATACGAGACCATCTGCTGTCTCGTGCCGATGCGGTCGGCCAAGGGCTTTTGCCCCCCGGCAACATCGCATGCACGGCGTAGCGCGTCTCTCGACATGTCCGAACCATACTCGAATTTTGGTGTAAATCAACCCAAAAATCTGTCCGACACACCCAACCTAAATTTTGGTATGGGTTCCGTCATGCGAGAGGTGGATTCAGCAGCGTTCGGTAGGCGTGTCCGGAGCCGGCGGACTGAGCTTGGCATGAGCCAGACCGAGTTGGGCAAGGAGGCCGGCCATAGCCAGCAAAACATCGACCACATCGAAAAAGGCAAAGCAAAGAAGCCTCAGCGCATCGTCACGGAAATTGCTGCGGCACTGCGAACGACCCGAGAGTGGTTGCTTTGGGAAGAGGGGCCACGGGAATTCGGCCCGCAGTATCTAAGCACTCAAAAACTTGTGGACAAATACAAAGACCTCCCAGCCAACATGAAAGAAGCCGTCAGCCAATTCATTGAGGAATCGGCGCGTCCCAAGCGACCGAAGCGCCGTACGGGCTGATACCAAATTTTCAGTTGACTTATACCAAGATTTGAGTAGGGTGCTCTCCTGATCCTTGGAGGGCGCCATGCTTCCCCACATCCGCCGCAGTTGGTTCCGCCCCGCCCGCACGATGCCGGTGGAGGCCGCCTTCATCGCCGGGATGATTGTCCTGGCCACGGTGCTCTACGCGCTGGCCGTGCCCCGCTGCGCGCTGGGGCGCACCTGCGCGGCCGATCTCGTCGCGCCGCCGTGCGCCGATGCCCGCCAGCCATGCCGAGGGAGGGTTTGATGACGATCATGGAGAAAATCCGCATGCGGAATCGGATCGAGCCGGAGCTTGAGCGCGAAGTCTCGGATGTACTCCTCGATAGCCTTCGGGAGGCTAGTGCCTTGGAGCGGCCGGCCGACGAGTTCGCACCGCAGCGGATGGACTATTCGCTTGAGCGCGTCGAGTCGTTTCTGTCTCAGCGCGTCACGGAGCTCCAGCAGGCGCGGTCCGCGCTCGCGCAGGAGGCCGACGCCACCAGAGAGCGCTTGGCCGACCTCGTACGGCGCCAAGCGATCATGCTGATCGTCGAGACATCCCTATCCGAGGGCTTGGCCAAACTGACGGAACAGATGGCGACCTCGGACACCGTGCCGCTGGACGAACCAGAGCAGTCCGCGACCGAGGCATCGATGAGCCCCGAAGAGGCCGCGCGATGACCGCCCGCCCCGATCGCTACTTCGCGCGCATCGACGCGCACCTGCCGACGCTCCCCGACGACGCGGCGCGCCGCTCGTTCCTACTGCAGCAGCAGGCGGGATGGGAGCTCCGATATGAGCGATTTATCCTGACCGAGGGCAAATCGGAGCCATGCGCTGACCACGGCGACCCGCCGCAGGCGTCCGACTTCATGCTCGTGATCACCGGCCTTGGCGCCCGGCGCGGCGCGCTCGAGAAGGTAGCCGCATGACCGCGCAATTCGCAATCCTGCTCTCGGTGGCCGTGGCCATCATCGTATTCATCGGCTGCACGGCCATCATCGTGGCAGTGCTCCGATGGATCAACAAAGGAGGTGCGCATCATGTAGGCCCACATCCATCGGAAGGGACGGAGGTGGGCTCGTTTCCGGCCCGGGGTGCCCCGGGTTTCTGCCAACCAAGGGGCTCCGCGGCGTGGGCAAGCACACGAACGAGCGCCGCGGGGCCTCAAGGAGTTGACCGATGCCTGATCCCTTGAAGCAAACGCTATCGGCCACTCAGACGCCGGCGCTGTTCGATGTATCACCCTATGTGACTCGGTGGATGCTGCTGCGGCACTTTATCCACGGCGATCCGATCGACAGCCCCGAGCACAACCGCATGGATTGGGGCAAGCGCATGCAGCCGATGGTACTGGCGCAGGCGGCCGAAGATCTGCGCGTCGAGGTTCGGCCGAATGCCGATGATCAATACGTGCGCCGCGGCCTGCTCGGCTGCACGCGCGACGGCGATGTGATCTGTCCCGATCGCGGGCCTGGCGCCGTCGAGACGAAATGCGTCTTCGATTACGGCGTGTGGATGACGACCTGGAACGGCGGCAAGTCGCTGCCGCGACACATCGAAATCCAATTGCAGCAGCAGATGATGGTGGGCGATGGCGAGAAGCCTTTCGAGTGGGGCGTGCTGGCCGTGTGGCTGTGCGGCGAAATGAAGTATTTCGAGCGCAAGCCGATCGTCGCGCTGTGGGACGCGATCAGCGATGGGACCCACAAGTTTTTCGACGACGTTGCCGCCAAGGTTGAGGGCGAGCCGTTCGGCGAACCTGTCGAGATGGCGCTGCTCGGCAAGCTTTTCCCGACAAAAATCGGGACGACAATCGACTTCACGACGCATCCGCGCGCGGCCGACCTCGCCGAGCAGGTCCGCATGATGGCCTACCACGCCAGCGAGCGCAGTGGGCACGAGAAGGGCGAGAAGGCCGTCAAGGCGATGCTCAAAGCCCTGATGGGCGATGCCGAGGAGGCGACCTTTCTGCACGGCATCAAGGTCCGCGCGAAGCCGCAGAGCCGCGCCGGCTACACCGTGAAGCCGACGACGTTCACCGTGATCGAGGCATTCGTTCCTGATGATACGCCGGCGCTCGAGCCGAAGTCCGACGGCGAGCCGACGCTGACCGACCTGAGAGGTGGCTGATGAACGCCCTTGTCGCATTCGAGCAGCAGCTCCAGCCGCTCGCCCCGCGCTTCGCCGAGGTGCTGCCGGCGAACGTGAAGCCAGACCGGCTGATCCGCACGGTGGTGATCTCGGTCGAGCGGCTGCCGAAGCTCCTCGACTGCGACCGGCAATCACTGTTCAACGCCGCCATGTCCGCCGCGATCCTCGGCCTCGAGGTCGATGGCGTCACCGGCCAGGCGTACCTGATCCCGTTCAAAACCCGCGCGCAGCTCGTCGTCGGTTATAAGGGCTATAACACGATGGGCGCACGCTCGGGGCTAACCGTCGATGGCACAGTCGTGCGCGAGGGAGATGCCTTCGACTATGAGCTCGGCGACCGCGGCTACATCCGGCATAAGCCGGTGCTCGGTAGCACGAAGCGTATTATCGGCGCGTGGGCAACGGCAGCATCATTGAGCCGACCGCCGATCATCAGCGTGCTCGGCATTGACGATATCATGGCCATCATGAAGAAGTCGCCCGGCGCGAAGATGTCGGACAGCCCATGGAATGATCCTACCATCGGATTCCCCGCGATGGCTTCGAAGTCGGCGAAGCGCCGACTTGCTCGCTCGATGCCGCTCAACGTGATGCAGTACGCGGCGCGCATGGAGGAGGCGTTCGAGGAGCAAGGCAAGCCGTCCTGGATCTCGCCCGACCGTGGGGTCATCGTCGATGGCGAGGCGCAGCCGCTCACGACCTTCGAACCGAACGAAACGCCGACGGCTGCAGAGCTGATCGGCCAGCCTTCGCCGCATGGTTCTTACCTGGCGGCGGACCAGCCGGCGCCCGCCATGACACCCAACTCGGCAGCGGGCGCCGGCGAGGTTCTCTCGATCGAGGATGAGGCGCGCAAGCAGGCCAAGCTCGGCTCCATCATGTTCAATGATTTCTACAAGGCGTGTGACACGGCCGAGAAGAAGCGCATCAACGCGATCGGCGATGAGCTGCGTGGCCTGATGAACGACGCGAAGCAGCCGGCGTAGCTATAGCCGACGACAAGTGAGCAATTGGGAGAGGTAGATGGACACCGAGGTCAAGCGGAAGTGGATCGAGGCGCTGCGCAGCGGGGACTTCAAGCAGTGGCGCGGCGCGCTTGTAGCCACGGACGGCCATGACCGTTGGCTCTGCTGTTTGGGTGTCGGCTTTTGTATAGCGAAACCAGACAAGGATGTTGGCGCCTCATGGACAGACGAGGCCGCCGAAGCGATTGGCCTGACCGTCGAACAGCGGGAAATCCTGGTCAGCATGAACGATTCCGAAAAGCGGTCCTTCGCTGAGATCGCGGACTACATCGAAGCGAATCTATAGCTCACGGGAGTAAGGCAATCTGAGGAGGTAACATGCTCTACAATCCAAAATGGGAAGTGAAAGCCGACCCGTTCTCGTTGCGAAGTTTGATCGCATGGCTGGAGACGCAGCCGGCCGACGAGACGTATTGCTACATGGACAACGGCCACTGCTTGGTTGCTCAGTATCTAGAGAGCCATGGATACCGCAACCTCGGCGTTGACCGCCGTGGATTTTATTACAGCGTTGGCGTCGGCCGTGCTCGGGCCTGGCAAGACCTTCCCCCCGTCTTGAATGACATTGCCCTCCGTGGACTGCATACCTTTGGTGCGGCCTTAGAGCGGGCACGCAGCCTATAGCTTGTACGGAATAGGCAATTCGAGGAGGTAACAACATGCTAGCTCAAAACTTCAAATCACCGAACGAACTCGGGCTTACCTCAGATGAATTTGGTGCTGCGGTCAAAGTGCTCAATATGCTTGAGCGCGGGGAGCTAGTGCACCTGCCAAAAGGTCTATGCGATCCGCGGGCGGCAGAGGTGCGGGGCTTCTATATGCGCGGCTGGGCTGGGTATAAAGAGAGGGACGAGTGCGGCACGGTTTGCTGCATCGGCGGTTGGATGGAGGTGGTGCTGCGCGAACCGCTTTCCAAAGAATGCCACAGGCGTTTCCATGACCTTTTCTATCCAGACGGATACTACGGAGATTCAGAACGATACACGGTTGAGGCGGCGGCGCAGGCTATGCGCGCAAAGCTTACGACCGGCATCGCTGATTGGTCGCTCGCACTATAACTCATGATTGAACTGTAATTCTAGGAGGTATCGATGATCACCGAGGCTGACCACAAATCTCTACTCGCATGGGTCTTCACCAAAGAAGCGCCGCAGGGCGAGAGCGTTCTCTATAACCCTGAGAAATTTCAGGCCGCGCTTGACGAGATCGTGCAGCGCGAGCTGAGCGGCTTAAGGGCCCAGATTGAACTCTTGCGCGAGGCAAAGCTCGAGCTCGATGAATTCGAGGGCGTAATCGACGAGCAAACCTACGACGAGCACCGGAAATTTGAATTCGATATGCCGGGCGACGCTGAGCTGCACATCGTCCTGACCGCGAAGGACGAGCGCCGGCTGGGCAAGGCGCTTACGCAGATGACCCGCGCGCTGATGGCACGCTGAAAGTATCGCTTACCAAAGGTCTCTAATTCGTGGAGGTACAATTGAGCGAGCACACACCGGGACCGTGGAAGTACGCTCGTGGCGACCCAGAACCCAATCAAGACAATTCGCAGCTCCACCGGAGAGGTGAGGCATTTCGAGACGAAAGCTGAGGCCCTGCGGTTCTGCCTCCGACGCGGCGGTGACAACCAGCTCTGGCGGATCGAGGAGTGATCCATGGAAATCCGCAAATTCAAAATGCTGGAAGATGCGCTTGCCGCCGGCTTTAAGATCGACCTCGGCAATGGCGAATACGGTCGCGCCGATGTCATTCCGAAATTGAAGCCGTGGAGGTGCTGCGGCTGCGGTATCCCATCGCCAGATCGCAAAAGGTCATGCGACTGCGCCACTGATTGCCTGTACCGCGATAATGAGCAAGCGTTAAAAGTTAATCCCAAGACCTACGACACCAAGTGCTTCGACCTCGCCGAGGCGTTCCTGGAAGACTCGCCACATCTCGCCACTGCAAGGCGGACGGCAGAGCTGGCGGCGCTGATCCAGACAGCCATCGAGGATTGGCTCGACCACGAACGCGACAACTACGAACCGCCTGACCCACCGGGTTGGGAAGGCGGCTTCGCTGAGAACCACTGACGACACATCTCCGCATCTGCGGACAGAGAAGTAAGATGCGACCGCTGACCGAGAAGATGCAACGTATGTTCGATGCTGTGAAGAAGACCGGCGAGGCCCGGCGCCAAATCAACTTCGACACGTGGCAAGTTGGCGACCAGCACTTCCATAGGTTCACCGGCGATGCGCTCGTGAAGCGCGGCCTCCTTGAACACTTCGTCGGGGAGCATGACGGTAACCACTACGACCGCTTCAAAATCGCAGACGACGAATAGGCAATTGATGATGAGCACAACAGTAAGAGGTCAGAAACTCCGCGAGCTTGGAGCCCCAAAAGGGCTTCAAGTTACCGGATTTCGTCGCGCTCTCCGCGCCTTGATTGTCGAGTTTGTGGCTGAGCCGACTCCTGATGAGTTGGACGGCGAACCGCTCAATCCCGATTGGATCGAGTATGAGTTTGCAGAATGGTATGGTGACGTTAGTGTGGTGCCGGCAGGCTTTACTATCGAACGGCGCGATGAGGGTCGCGGTGTATGGGATTGCACAATTCATGTGTACGAAATCGAGGCGTCGGCCCCGCTCCCGCTCTGGAGGATAGGCGCATATGGCCGAATAGCCGATGGAGAGGGGCCGCTTATTTGTTTGCATATTTTCGACCGGTTTGGCCGCGAGCGAATATTGGATAACTCCCATCTGGAGCCGTTTTGTTTTTACGATATTTTTGAAAGCCCCGATGTGAGCAATGAGCAAAGAGAAGAAACAAAATCCTACTTTCAGGAACTCCTGAAAGGTACCACTCCGGACTCCGACCTTCCCAAAGCCGACCGAACTCGAAAGTGGAAAGCGGCCTATGACGCCCTCCGCGAATTGGGCGTTAAAATCTAATGGAGATTACAATGGACTTACAGGTAAAGGGACTTGCCGCCACTCGCCAGACCTGGCGAGGCAAGACTGTGCGCGAATTGCTGGCAGAAGTTATCGCGGATAATCGAAACGCCGACGAAAATATACTACGTCGTGAATTCAGAGCGCGCCTTCGCGACGACGAAGAGTTTTTCCTAGCTGTTGCAGACTATGCGTTCGATGCTGCATTTCGGGCACTTACGGAGCAAAAGCAGCGCCATGCCCCTACCGCAGAGCAACGAGCTGCCACGGCAGCAGCATCGGCTGGGCGCGCTGCAGAACACGCGCGAGTCGTGAAGGGGCTGACGGAACAGATTCTTATGCTCAACCTCGAAATGCCCAACGGCAAGCGCATGCGTTATTGCACAGGCAGCGAGATGTCGACCTTCGGTCGTGCATACGAGAAAATCGGCCGCAGGGTCGGCAAAACTAAGCGCGTGGGCGAAGTCCTGGACGAAAAGCAAGTGCGTGAATTGATGAGCTGATCGAACATGACCGCCCCTGCCCCAGAGACCGTCGAGCGCGAACGCGAGAAGCTCTACGTCACCGACGCGGAGCTGATCCGGCGCTTGGGCGTTCCTGAGAAGGAAGGGCGGCGGGTGCTACGCGAATTGACGACCAAGTCTCTAGGCTTCCCGAAGAAACAAAAGTTGTTTGGAGATCGCTACTATTGGCCTGCCATCCGCGCCTACTTCGACCGGATCAATGGTATGCTTCCGGTCGACGCGGCTAGGCCGATCACCGAAAACCGGGACCGCTCCCGGCTGCCGCGTCATTCCCAGCGGAGCCACCAAGCGGAGGGGCACCCCGATGAATGACTTTCCACGAATCCCGAACACGCCCGGCCTGACCTGGCGCCGACGCCGCATCCTTCTGGACAATGGCGAGCGCCGCAGCGGGTGGGAAGGGCGTTGGCGACCACGCACGGACCTCGTGACGCGCGGCTACCCGCCCACACCGATCCGACTATGGATGGGCATTGAGCCGTCCGAGGTCGAGGCGCAATGGATTTCCGATCGCTGCGTCGTCCTGCAAGACGAAATGCTGATCTGGGCGAACGGCGGCATCCCGACCGTCTCTAGCTTTGATGGGACGCTGCGCGCGCTCGCGGCCTGCTACCAATCCGACCCAGACAGCCGCTACCGCAAGATCAGATACGCCACCCGGAAAACCTATGACAGCCTGATCAAGATCATCATGCAGGATCACGGCACCGAACTCCTGGAGGCCATCAAGGGCAAGACAGCACTACGGTGGCATGCCGAATGGCAACGATCGCGTGGTATCGCGCAGGCCCACGGCCTTGTCGGAATGTTGCGCATCCTGTTCGGCTTCGGCGCCACGATCATGGAAGACGAGGCGTGCAACGAGCAGTGCGAGCGGCTGTGCGCCGTGCTGCACAAGATGAAATTCGAGATGTCGGGCGCGCGCGTCGAGCGGTTGACGGCCGAGCAGGCGACCGCGGTGCGGCGCGCAGCTCGTGCCGGCGGCCGTCCCTCAATCGCCTTGGCCCAGGCTTTCCAGTTCGAATGCACGTTCCGCCAGAAGGACGTGATCGGTGAATGGGTGCCGATGGATGAACCGGAGCAAGGCCAATTGACCCCGATCCACCACGCCAACAGAAAGTGGCTACGCGGCATCCGGTGGTCGGAGATCGACGCCAACTTGATCCTGCGGCACAAGACCAGCAAGCGGCTGAAGGATGTCGAGATCGACCTCAAACTGGCGCCCATGGTGATCGAGGAGCTGAAATTAGCCTTCGGGCTAAATTTAGCTGATGAGCTAACGAGGGCTCATTTACCGGCGACCGGCCCAATCATCGTTTGCGAGGGCACCGGGCACCCCTGGGGTGGCGACGCCTTCCGGAAGTCCTGGCGCAAATTCGCTCAGGCTGCCGGCGTGCCTGACGAGGTCCACAACATGGACAGCCGGGCCGGCGCGATCACCGAGGCCACGGATTCCGGCGCTGCGCTCGAGGACGTGCGGCACGCGGCGACCCACAGCAATATTGCTATGACCCAGCGGTATTCGCGTGGGGGCACGGAGAAGGTTGCGGGGGTCATGGGCAAGCGAATAGCGCACCGGAACGCATCGAAAACCTGATGACGCCCATGACGCCCTGGAGAAAACGACAGATCAATGGGTTACGGGCTCCGATCACAGATAGTTCACGGGCAGTTGGCCCAATGAAATCAATGGGCCAGGGCGTTATCAACACGGCGTAGGGACGCAGGGAGCAGCAGATGGCAAACGTCAAACGCGCAAAGGCCATGGATGTCTATGGCGCGCCGCCTACCGCGATCTTGGAGCGGCTGACCGAAGCGCAAAAAGCCGAGCTTGATCGCTACGTCGGCAACGTCGCAGGCGAGGTCTATAGAATAGCGTTCGACTGCGGCAGACAACACATGTGGCGCGAGGTGAAGGCGACGCTGGACCGATTTGAAAAGTGACGACACATGCGTCGTGAGCAGGAGATGACGATGCCAACCTACGAAGTCCAATGCGGCGACATCGAAGGAAGATTTTCGGCTGAGGGGCCTGGCGAGGCCTATCGGCAACTCCTCGCGCGAGCAAAGAAACCGATCTGTCTTGGTGTACTTGCACGCTTTCGGCGCGTTGATAAAGGCCGGACACGCGACGAAACGAAGTGGCGCTATCAAGAGCCGGAATGGCTGGAGAAGTCACGCTAAGCGTCAGGCTGTAAGCCCGGAGGTAGCTATGGAGCAGCACAAATGTGAACGATGCAGCGAGCCGGGCATCGCGTACAACGATGATGGTGTCTGGCTTTGCGAGGACTGCTTATTCGAGGAGCAGATCGAAGCGAACCCAGAATTCGAAGACGATCACCTATAAGGCGAATGCAATGAACTTCTGGGAACGACACTTCGGAGGTCACGTGAACATCGGACCAGCCACTATCTACGGCTGGAACGCGATGCACGTCGCCATCAACATCAGAACGAAACGATGGGGCTGGATTTGCTTCCATCCCACTTGGCACATGTTCGGCAAGTGGTGGCCTTGGTATTTCTACATCAGCCCGGATGCGACGCCGTGCAGCGCAAAGTTCGGGGTCGGCCCCGGCTTCAAGGAGGATTGAAAATGTCACAGGTACTTTCAGGCTGCGCAGTCCGCGCGGCGATCCAGCAGGAACTTCCGGCCGAAGAGAGGCACTATCTCGGCGCGATCCTGGTCCGCCTCAATGCGCTCTATGAGCTGACCGAAGCGCCGAACATCCGAGAGCAGCTTTCCGATGAGATCGGATGGCTGGAAGCCAGATTGGGCATAGCCGAATAAAGTCCGACCCATAAGGCGATGGAGGGAACGATGGTAACCGAGGCCCAGATCACCGCTGCTATTGCCGCATGGAACGATGCCTGTGGCGCCACCGAAGAGTGCCCGCGGTGCCAAGGGCGGGGCTATCATCACGGCTTCGGCGAGCATGGCCATGATCCGGATTGGTGCGAGACCTGTGGCGGCCCCGGCCTCGTGCCGACGTTCAACGAACATGACGCCATGCGGGCCGCGATCGAAGCGGCGCTAATACATCAGTAGTGACTGATACTTGGAGAGATAGATGGCTGAGCCAAAATGGGTTGCTGTTAATGAGGTCGGAAACGACAACTTCGCAACCAGCATTTACGAAAACGACTACAAAGGGCTGCTAGTCGCCCGCTGCAACCAAAACGGACAGTATCCCGAACAAGCGGCAATGATCATCCGCGCGCTCGAATTCAGCAATGTCGTGTCGCTATTCCCAAGACCGGAGGCTGTCCAATGAACAGCCCGCCACAACAATGGTACGTCTGCGACGCTTGCGACGGTTCCAGCGAGATCGTTCGCGGCGAATGGGGCTGCGAGCCCGGCTGCGGACATCGACACATGATGGAAATCGGCGAGACGTGCGGGAAGTGCAACGGCGAAGGCGGGCGGGTGGACGATGTGAAGCCCGACCTTGACTACGAGTCAGCGATGGCCAGCGAACATGGTCCCGATTTCATGCGCGAATGGTGAAGGTATCGCCAACATCACACAGGCAGGAGATGAAAATGGGCTCAAAGAATAATCCAGGCGACTTCGATTGCTACCACAACGCTCTGCCAGACGAGCCCATGTTCATTCTGCTGGCGCGCGATCCCAATGCGCCGAATCTGGTCGATGAGTGGGCGGTAGGCAGGATGCGAGATATAGCGCTAAACCTACGGCCTAAGTCCGACCTTCCCATGGTCGATGAGGCGCAGAAGTGCGCTGCCGACATGCGGCGATGGCGAAAGGAAAATGATGGCGCTTGGCGCAAGGATCACGCACGATGACGATGTCGGACATTCACATCGGGATCACGGCGCGAGCCGTCGCCGAGGCGATCGAGATTGAGCGCAAGAAGTCCGCCGCCGAGATCGAGCGGCTGCAAGCCGCCAAGCGCCGCGCGCTCGCCATCGCGGACGAGCGGGCGAAGGAGGCAAACGCGCTGAGGGCGGCGCTGCGTAGCGCGCGTTGTCCCGGCGGAGGGTTCAATGGGATGCCCAAGGACGCAGAGCCGACGGTAGGGCTCTGTCTCGATCATAAAGTGTGTGGCTGCGATCTGGGCGCCGCACTTGAGCAGAAGGCGGGAAAGTGATGACGCAGACCTATCTGTTGCTGGTGGCGGCCTGGATCATGTTCGGATGTATGATTGTGGTGGCACTTGCCGCACGTCGTCGAAGTAAAAAACTCGACCGACTTATCGCGGAGACGCAAAGGGCAGCACATGGGCAAGCTGAGCAGTCTGCGAGCGGAGAGGTAAAGCGATGAGCGATCCTCGGCAGGAGGTCAGCATCGACTACACGAACTGGCGCGGCGAGCGCAGGTTTCGACGCATACGCCCGCTGCGCGTCGTGTTCGAAAACAACGAGTGGCACGCGGAGACGCAATGGCTCTTAGAGGCAATCGACCTCGACAAGAGCGCCGAGCTGACGTTCGCGCTCGCCAATATCCATTCGTGGACGCCAATTGCTGTTGGGCAAAATATAAGCCGGGAGGTAAAATGAACGCCGCCGACATCGTGACCAGGTTGCGCAGATCGATCACGACGGCCTCAAACGACGATGAATCGAAGCCGGGAACGGAAAAACGTCGTCGCCATATCGAGCGGATGGAAGCCATGAACGACGCGATCGATCTAATCTGGCAATCTGTCGAACCAGAGGCAAAATGAAAACCACCTACTCGATTGATACAAAACGAGCATGGTGGCACGGCTTTATCTACGGGTTCTTTTCGTCCAGCATATTCTTTGCGTTTGCTTTAGCCGTGGTCCTAAGTTCGATAGATAGATGATGACCGATTGATGGAGACGAATATGGCTGAGCCGAAATGGATTTCGGTTGATGAAGTCGGAAACGACAACTTCGCAACCAGCATTTACGAAAACGACTACAAAGGGCTGCTAGTCGCCCGCTGCAACCAAAACGGACAATACCCCGAGCAGGCGGCAATGATTATCCGCGCACTCGAATTCAGCAACGTTGTGTCGCTATTTCCGCGTCCGGAAGCCGTTCCGTAAAGAGGAGAGAGGTAAATGAGCGACCATCGCATAGTCCTCTGTGAAGTCTGCGGCAGCGAAGGGCGAATTCTGACCGGGCACCCGAATGATCCGTATCCGCGCGACGGCGGTCCATGCCCCGCTTGCGAGGGGACCGGCCTGGAGGTGATCGAAGTGGAGCCGATCACAGAAGAAGACCTGGATTACGAGTCGGAGATGGCCCGCGAGCACGGCCCCGGCTTGATTCGAGAATGGTGAAAGTATAAGTCGCAAGAGATAGGCGATAGTGATGGAGAAGTTCGGCGGAGAATGCGTCGGCGGCCCAATCGACGGGAAGCTTCTTGTGCATTGGGCGCGCACCAAGAAATTCTATCGGCCGATGGTCGATGCTTTGAGTTTGGATATCGACAACACGCCGGTCGAAGCGATCGAAATTGGCGAGTATCGGCTAAACGACTACGGCCATTGGCACTGGTGGCCGACCGAGGCAGGACGCGCGATGGACACACTGCACGGTGAAATGAAACTATAGCTCATGCCTAATCTGTCGAACTTACACGCTCGGCTTCGGCGCGAAGAAACACACCAGCACCCCCGTCGATGAAAAGCAGCCGTGATACTCGCCGTCGAACGGGATCATGACCCTAGCGTGCGGGATGAAATGCACCTCGTCGATGAAATAGCCCTCAGATGTCGGCCGCACCCGGCTTTGATCAAGAGGCGCACAGTCGCGGTCTGAACAACAGTTAGCTGGGTACCAGGAATGCGCCTGCGCGGCCACGACGAGCGCGACGCCGAATAGGAACAGTATCCCGAGGATCGACCATCGAAACTTTCCGATCTGAATCAGGAACGTCCCGACGCCGATCAGGAACCCGACAAGCCCGGCGAAGACGAGGACGGCCCACTTCACGCCATACGCCTGCATGAGGACCGCGTGCATCTCGTCAACTTTGGTCTCCATGGAGGACAGCTTCTGTTCCACCACGGCGATCCGCTCGTTAACGGGCCTCATAGCCGCCCCCTATACGGTAGCAGGGGGCGGGGTGAAAACACCCAAGGTTTCTGTATATTAAGATTGCCGTCATGGGAGATCCTACGTCTCTCGTTTCGGAAGGGGCCATCGGCCGTTACCGCGTCCGGTGGTCCCGCTGTTGTTTACGCCTCACTTTGGCAAGCACCGCTCCATGAGCTGATCGATATGATGCACATGGCGATCTGCCTGCTTCTGCACGCCGAGATAAACCATCAGCAGCACTGCGAGGTTGAGCGTGATCACGACAGTTGGAACGGGCGATGCCTTGAGCCCTTCGACGATCGATGTAGCGATCGTGTTGACCGTCTCGCTCACGACTTGCTCCGACACTGGTAGCGGTTGCGAGAGACGCATGCGCGCGTGAAGAACTTGGTCCGGTGCGTACCGCCGCACTGCGTCGTGATGCGCTGCATGCACGCGGCATAGGCCGTCAACTGGACAGCCACCGGCGGCAATTGCTCGACTTGCACAGGTTCGCGCTTCGGCGCCAGTTGTGGCACCCGCAATTCGGTCGCTGACGCAATACCAGCACACAGAACAAATGCGAGAATGGCGACGATCTTCATGTCGATTTCTCCTCAGACTCTTTGATGGCTTTGAGTGCGCTCTGTCGCACCAAGTTCAAATTCTGCAGCCCCTTGACAAACGCAACTATGGGCCTTTCTACGCGTCCGTGGTTCGTTGTCGTCTCACTTCGCAAGACCTCAAACAACTTTCGCACGCCGTCGCTGTAGGCGTGATCAACCGCGATGATCGCTAGTGTCCAGGGCTCGATCATTGGTAGCCGCACGCTTGTTCGGCATTGGCGATTGCCGCTTCGGTCTTTCCGCGTCGTCGGGCTTCCTGCCGCACGCCCTCCTTGCCTATGGAGGCGATGCCCCAATCAATGCCACTACAGTACGCTGGGCGTTCGGCAATCTTCAGCGGCGGCTTCTGTTTTGGCTTCGGTTTTGGCTTCTCGAGTGCCGCCGGCTTCGGCTTTGGAAGCGGCGGCTCGACTTCCACGCGTTTGGTCTTTTGCACGGTCTGCGCGGGCGGACGCGGACCCTCAACGATATTTTGAATTGAGGCTATCGGATTGAAGCCCGTAGCGATGGCGGTCACCGCCAATACCGAGACGCCAGCTATCAGCCCAAATGCGTTCATGACTGCTTGTTTCGATTGAGGAAGCGGCTAACGAGACCAGCGAGCCCTGAAGCGAAGATGCCCCCAAGGCCCGCCGCCGTCGTGGTTGCGGTAGGTGTGGCGGCTGGCCCCGTCGCCGGACCGAGGATGTTGAGCGCCTGTAACGCGAGCATGCCCACCGTTCCCCAGATGCCGCCCTGCACACCGAGCATCGGCAATGCCTTCGTGACGATCGGCAAGGCCAAGCTCAAGATCCCGCCCAATGACGATGGCGCCGCCGCGGCGGCCGGGGCGATGTCGGTCGGTGGCGCCGGCAACGCGATGGGTGCCTGGCCGGTCTGGCGCTTCTCCATCATGTCGGCGAACTTGATGAAGCCTTCCGCGATTCTCTCGATCTTCGCCCAATCGAATTGGATGTTGACCTGCGGCTGAGCGGCTGGGGTGTCAGACATATCAGGCTCCGGAGTGCTCGGCGGCTCAACGCCCATGGGAGTCTCACGCACGAAGATCACACTCGGGTCGAGCTTGGCGATCATCGCCAAAATCGGCGCGCAGCCCGGTTGCGCATCCATTGTGTTCGGATCGAAGACGTGATCGGCAATGTACTTGCCTGGGCGCTGCTGGTTTGTGCCGCCCCAGATGTATGGCGACGGCATCGGAGGATATTTGATCCCCGTCCGCCTATCCGTTGGACCTTGCGCGTATCCGAGGCCATTCAACCGCTCGAGGTGCCACAACTGTTTTTCCAGGCGCCAGTCGATGACCTGTGTCAGGCCGTCATGGTTCATCGTCCAGATCGCGCTTTCCTCGAACGAGCTGAATGGCCCACTAATCGGCTCGTTCGTCGAACGCTGATTCCACGGATCGCCCTGCGCCAGCGACTTCGAAAAGTCGTTGTCGCTCTCGCGCATGTGCATGACGGCAAAAATCTGCCATGGGATCCCGGTCTGGTTTGCCAGCGGCACATACCGAGGCTTCAAGTCTATGAATTTCAGCGCGAGCTTTCTAAACGTCTCGTCGCGCGACGGGTTGATGATCATCGCGTCCCACTGACGCGCGTATTCTGGCCACTTCGATCCGTAGGAGGTCATGGGGTCACCCACACGCTGGCGAGGGCGATCGCGGTGGCACGAGCGCAGGCGCGGTAGAGCCCCAGAATGAAGACGACGCCGAGGATCAGGCCGAGGATCTGCAGGGGCTCCATCTCAAGACACCACGGCCGGGGCCTCTTTCAAGACCTCCGGCTCGACCGTCTGCTCGACGACCTTCTTGATTTCGGCCGGCGTGGTCTTCTTGCGCTCGCGCAGCACGACGCCAGCGAGGCCGCCGGCGCTCATGCCCACGCCCATGATCGCCTGCCAATATTCGGGGGCGATGACGACACCGAGTCCGGTTAACATCGTGCCGAGCGATACCCAAGTCGATGGTTCCTGGAGCCGGGCGACGGCGTATTCGAGAATGTTGTCCATGCTCGGCAGGATGGCGCGGTGCCCGGTTGTCGCAACGCACCGCTGCCCTAATGACACCGGGGGTTGAATCCGCCTATAGTTGTGGGGTGGATCAGCTCAATTTTGAGAAACGCTATCTCAGGACGGCCGCGCCGAAGCTCTCATTCTGGGCGCGCATCGCGCTTTGGTGGCGCCGGCGGCGATCCCAGCAGGCAATCCAGCATCCGAGCGAAATGACGGGGCGGTGCCTACCCTAGTCCTTCTTTTCTTTGGCGTGCTCCGCGACCTTGGCCCGGGCGGCGCGCATCTGCGCCTCACGCTGCACGTTCTGCAGGATAATCTGCACCTGCTGATGCGCCGGTAGCGGCATAGAAATGCCGGCGAGCGCTTCAGTCATCTGCCGCCAGAGCTCGGCGTCGGGCGCGGTGTACTCCTGCGCGATGGCGCCCGCGTTGCCGAACAGGAGAAGCAGGCCCCCGCAGACTAATCTGATCATTTTTTAGTTCCAGTTGCCGACGTTGAGCACCGTGTTGGTGCCGATGGGATACATGCGAAAGTAGCTGTTCGCCAAGATCGCCGGCGCGCCGCCGGGCGCAGCAGAATACTGAAACTGCGGGATGAAGGTGCCGGCTCCGTTGATGCGGACGATTCCCCGGATGTGCCAGAAAGAAACCTGATCGGCGTTTGTCGAGGCAAGATCGACGATCGTCGATGCGGTCGCGGCATTCCAGTGGCCGAGCCTCAAGTTGCCGAAGTTTCCAACAGGATTAGACGTGTCCGCGAACGCCGTATAGGACACGTAGTCGATGCTGGTAATGGTCGCCGTGCCCCCGAACAGGTTCGCAATTGTGTGCGAGGTCGTTCCCGCCGCCTTGTCGAGAATGAGGGTCCCTTCGAAGAAGTAGGACGTCGAGGCCGGCAACGTGATCTGCGTGGCGCCTCCACCGGGAAACCAGGTCTGTGCCGAGGCGGTATCGGCGCCGGTCTGATTTGCGCTGAGGCTGAGGAAGTGCACCGACGGCGACACACCGCGATTAGACGCGTTGGGCGTCGTATAGAAGACGTTCGTCAGGTACTCCTGGGCGCCGGCAGCCGGGGTCGTGAGCAGCGAGCCGCTGGCAAAGGTCAAAGGTGCAACGGCGGTCGTTCCAGCCGTCAGCAAAAGCCCCGTGATGGTTTTGTTGGTGAAGACCTCCGTCCCCGCCAACGTCGCCAGCGTTCCGGTCGTCGGCAGCGTGACGTTCGTCGAGCCGGTGGCGGTCAACGTGATCGCTTGGCCACCAGCGTTCGTTAAATCGCCGGACAGAAACAATGTCCGGTTGCCATTGGCCGTATTGAACGTCAGCGTGCGGTTCGCCGCCATTGTGGCGTCGTTAGAAGCCAGCAACAGATTGAACGCGGCCGCCGTGTTGTCCACGCTGAGCGCCGTAAGGGCCGTGGCTGTGCCGCCGACGATGTTCGGCGCCGTGAGCGTGGACGAACACACCATCTGTGTGCCGTTGAACTGCGCGATGGTGGCGTTCGCGCACTGCGCAGAAGCGGCAGCGGGCGCAAGCACGAGCGCAAATGCGAGGGCGCAGAAGACGGATCGAGCTGCCTTCATGTCAAAATTCCGTGTTTGCAACCAGCGTGCAATTGGTGACGCTGCCAGACGTCGCCGTTCCAGCGACCGTCCGCAGCCAACCAGTGACGCGATAGAAGCCTGGTGGGACGGCGGGGAATGGAAGCTCTGCGACGACGGCCAATGCGACGTTGCCGGAGATGTCATAGATATCCTGGAAATAATCCGGCGCGGTCGCGCTGTTCTGATAGGAGAGACCAAAGTCGATCTTATTGAGCGCAGCGCTTCCCACTACTCCGCAAGCCGCGCGCACCGACGGCATTGCATCCGCCCAGATCAGAAAATCAAGCGTGCCGGTGAGCTTCACCCAAGTATTCAACAGCCCGCCTGTATTTCCGAGCGCGGAATTAGTCAGGTCCACCCGCCCCCGATTATACCAAGAGACGCATAGCTCATTATTGGCGCTACCCTGAATGGTGCCGTTGTGCTTGACGCATTGCCCGATCAGCGGCGTGTTGGTGTAGCCGGACAGAATATTGAAGCCGACCGTGCTGTCCACGGAGTAGCCCGTCGTCGTGGCAACAAACTTGCCGATCGTGCAGTCAGCATCGAAGAACTGGAAGCCTATGTAGTGCGGTGTGTCCGCGGCAAAGGACTGATTCGCCACGTTGTTGATGGTGATGTTGTCCGAGCGCCCCGCCACCGCGCCGTAGACGAGCCCACCCGACGTGTAATTATTGACGAACACCGAGCCCACCAGATCGAACTGCGTGGAGTTGATGACGGTGATCTGCCATACTTCATTGGCTTCGACCGTGCCGCCGACCTGTGTGATCCAAACGAACTGGCCAGTGGCGAGCGGGCGCGTCGTCGCGGCGTGCGAGATGCGGATCACCCCGCCCGCGTTGCCTGCGCTCGTGATGGCCACCGTCTCCGGTATCAGGAAGGTCTTGTATGCGCCCGTGGCCGTGCAGTAGCCGCGGAAGGCGTTGCCGTTGTAGGCGATCAGGCCCATCCCCGTCGTAGTGCCGAGATTGATGAACTCGACCGTGCCGTGGGTAGTCGGCGCCGCACCGATTCCGAGCTGCACCCCCAGCGTCGCGAACGGGATGGCCTGCGACGGGCCGGCGTTGGGGGGCATGCGCCCGACCACGGTGCCCGGGGGCAGTGTCTGCTGGGCGAGGACAGGGCCGGCAAACGCCAGCGCCGCCAGGAGGGCAAGGATGCGTTTCATGGACCGGAAGAATGGCGGGCGGGGCCTGTGCCGCAACGCACCCCCCGTTAAGGAGCGGGCTCTCCCGGTGGTCCTTGAGGGCCGGGCTCGCCCTGTGGCCCCTCCGGCCCTTGTGGCCCTTGTGGCCCGGGCTCTCCTTGAATGCCTTGCGGTCCTGCCGGTCCGACTACCGGCTGCACTGGCACGTTCCAGAAGGCGCACCAATCGATCGCATCAACCGATGGCCAGCGCGGTATGCCGCCGGGCAGAACGCGCCGACAAGTGCCATCAATGTAGAAATCGCAATTGGCGCAGCTCTGACCGTCGGGAGGAGATCGCATGGTCGCAAGATGGCGGGCGGACGGGTGACCGCAACGCACCTTCTGCTATGCTGGCGCCATGACCCGCTTCCGCCTTTTCGACCGCACGGCCGCGCTGCGCTGCAAGGTGGCGTGCGATCAAGAACGGGAAATCACGGTGACCTACCCGAACGGCCGCGGGCTGGCGACGGTCACCGGCATCGTGAAATCAGTCTATTCGGACACGTCGCGGCGGGCCAAGCCGTTCTGGACCGTGACGATCGACGAATCATTGCCCGATCCCCATGCCGGCGTCAGGGTCGTACCCGGTCTCGGTCCGGGGTAGCTTCTTGTTCCGCAGGTCGGTGCTGGTAAGACGTTCGACCTGTTTCTGCACACCCTTCTGGATCAGCTCCGGATACATGGCCTGGATCGAGGCGGCGGCCGATTGTCGGGTAGCGTGGATCACGGACTTGATCGAGTTCTCCCGCACGAACGGCGGAAGCCGGTTCCAGCCGTCCTGATGGACGAGGCTCTCGAGCGTGGCCCGAGTGAGCGCGCCGGCGACGGCCTGGTAGCGGTCGTACTGCTCGGGGTCGAGCTCCACGCCCTTGATGGTCTTGGACACCTTGGTCGGCCAGATGTTGAGCTGCTGCATTTCCTGATCGACGCGGTTCGTGTTCACGGCGGTCGTGGCCGCGATCGCGCCCTCGCCCCCCCTCGGATTGGCGCGGGGCTGGCCCGTCCAGTCGCGCAGGGGATAGATGGTCTCGCGCAGGACCGGAATCTTGTTCTTGAAAGCGTCGATGAAGGTCTTGGCGTCTCGCATGGTCGGGTCCATGAAACTGGCGCTCTGGCCCATCAGCGTCGAGAACGGGATGAAGCCGGCCGCAAATTGATTGACCCAGCGACCGCCGTAGCGGTCCGGGTCTTTCATGACCTGGATCAGATCGGCCAGCCCCTTCATGCCCGTATTCTCTGTGACCCACGCACCGCCCGCTTTCACGAGATGGCCGGCGGCATGGCTGTATTCCTTCTCGGTGATCAGGTCGCTGACATCGTGCAGGTTGGCGCCGAGCGTGAGCAATCCGGAGATGGCGCCGAAGCGGGCGTAATTGACCCAGTATTCCTGCCCGCCGCTCTTGATCCGCACCGAATTGGGTTGATGCGTGAGCAGCCATTGCGCCCGCGCCTTCGGATCACTTGGTCCCTCGCCGGTGATCAGGTCGCTGGCGGCCCAGTGCGCGACCATGCCGGTGACGGCTGAGCCGGCGACGAGCCGGGCCCATTGCGTGTCACGTGCCACGGCACCGTTCTCGCCGCGCAGGTTCGCCCGCATATCCTTGTCGAGGAATGCCAGCGGCGTGCCCTCGGCGGCGGCCTTGAGCGTATTGATCGGCGCCTGGAGGAACGGCAGGATCAGCTTGATCGGCTTGGCGTCCTGATTGGTGAAGCGCTGCAGGGCCTTGCCGGCTTGGCCGAGCGGCGTGGTGAAGGTGTAGCGCTGGCCGGTCACGATCCCCGCATCCATCATGGCGTCGGTCGGCGCGGTCGCGATCTCGGCCTTGCGCTCCCAGAATTGCTGCGTGAACGGCGACAGTCCCTCCTTGGCGGCCGCGCGATATGCCTGCGCCTCGATCTCGGAGCGGTAGGCGGCAAACTCGAAGAAGCTGTGCAGCCCGGCGAGCCCGCGGGACGGCACGCCGAATATCTTGCCGACCGTACCCGGAATGGGCTTGAGCTGCGTGACGGGGTGCTGGCCGGTCGCGACCTGCCGGGGCAGCGGGGTGGCGACATCGTTCTTGATGGCCTGGTAGGTGGCAACGATCGCGTCCGGCGTGCCCTGCACAAAGCCCCAGATGCGCGCCGCGCTCTCGCCCATGTAGACGCGCTCGATATTCGCGGGATAGACCAGCTCGCGCGCCTTGCCGATCGCGCCTGCCAGCGGGGTGATGACGGCCGCCTCATACGCGGCAAAGGTCGCGTCACCGATCGCATAGCCGAGGTGGGAGAACGGGCCGGACAGCAGGGCGTTCGTCCAGTAGTAGATGAACTTGTCCCAGAAATTCGGCTTGCGGCTGTCGTGCAGGAAGCGCGGGAGCTGCGTGCGAGGGTCGAGCGCGGCGCCGGCCTTGGCCATCGCCTTGAGATCGTCGAGCGTCTCGCCCTTCTTCGACTTGAGGAACTCGCCCAGCGACTTCGCATCCTTCACCGCCGCGCCGAACTCCTGGAACACGTTGCCGGTACGGCCCCATTCGGCGGTGAGGCCGGCGACCTGCTCCTGCAGGACGCTGTGGCGCATCCTCATTTTCTGCAGCTCGATCAGATCCTCGTCGAGTCCGGTCGCCGCCGCCTTCTGCATCTGCTTTGCGGTGTCCTCGGCCGACTGGATCATGGCCGTAATCGCGACGCGGACTTCGTTGTCGTTGCGCATCAGGCGGCCCATGCCGCGCAGGTTCATTTCCTCGATCGGGATGCCGGTGGCCTGCGAGATGGCATCGACCTGCGCCAGCGGGATGTCGCCGCGGCGCGCCGGCATGAAGTCGCCGTTTTCCTTGGCGGCCTCGCGGATGACGTTCTTGGCGTCGTTGTGCGTATCAATCAGGTCGAGGCGGATGTTGCCGGCCTTGTCTGTGAACGGCCCCTCGGACGTGACTTTCTCGTCGGGCTTTCGGGCTTCCGCTGCGGCGCGCGCGGGAGGCTCGACCGGCTCGCCGTTCTTGTGCGTGATCTCGATCAGCGCGTCGTCGAACACGACGAAGTTGTGGCTCTGCGGCTGTCGCTCCTGCAGCCAAGCTTCCGCTTCGCTCTTCGTCTTGAAGTATGGAGCCGGGCCGCCGTCGGCGCCGTAGATCGTGTATAGGGTTTCTCCCGCTGGCCCCTTGGCCTCCGATACGGTCATGGATCGCTGCGTCGGCCTCGAGCCCTGGTCGAGGTACTTGATGCCGGGAATGCCAGCCTCGCGGAGCTTCTGCGAGCCGAGCGCTGGGTCGTGGTGCGATTCCGTTAGCCCCAGATCACGCAGTGCTTGGCCCCCGGTTTGTCCTTTATCCTCAACTCCAAGCTCCTTGAGCGCCGCCTTCACTTGCGGGCTCTGCTCGCTGAGCGGCTTGTCCCAGTCGAGCAGCGTCTCCTTGTCGGCGTGGATGCGGACTTGGTATTCGACCCCCGGCTCCCGGATTTTTTCTTTTTCCAGAGCTTCAAGCCGTTCCGTCAATTCGGGCAAACGTTGGAAATCGGGATCGGAAGCTCCCATCTTTTTGAGATACGTGATGTCCCCATTCACTTCCGCAATTTCGGCGTCGATCTCGGCATCCGTCATGCGCCGGCCGAGCTTGTCTTTGTACGCCGCCGAAACCTTCGGGTTCTCCGCGAAATAGAGCCCGTGGCCATACGACTGCGCGCCTTCGCCGGTGCCGATCTTCTCCAGCGAAAAGCTGTCGAAGCTGTGCGGCGAGCCGTGGAACGCCTCGATCGGTCGGACGATATTGGCCGCCGCCTCGGCCGGCGTGCCTTCACGGATCGATGGCTTCTCCTCGCCGACCACACCGAGGTCGCGCGCCACCGGGAGGTTCGGCGCGTCGTGCACGCCGCCCGTGATGCGCGGGCCCTTCGGCACCGCCGGCACGCCAGTCGTGAGCCCGCGCACGGGGGCGCCCTGGAACATGCCGGGGAGTGCCGCTATGTCGCGCGCCAGCGACTTCTGGCCGGTCTCCTCGCCGGTCTGCACGATCGCATCACCGAGGGCGTGCCCGATGGCGCTCGGCGTGCGCACAATGATAGCGTCGAGCAGGCCCGCCGCCGGGCGCATCCACGCCTCGTTGAACGCCTTGATGACGCTCGGCGCGCCCTTCTCCAGGTCGTTGAAGACGCCGACCTTGCGGAACCAATCGACGCTCTCCTGCGAGAACCCGACGTTCTCGGCACCCCAGCCCCGCGCCGCGCCCTGATCGAACGCATCGAGCACGCGGCCGACGCTGGTGTCCGACGAGAACAGCGCGTCCATGACGGGCCCGACGACCGCGCGGCCGCCGCTGATGATCTCTGGCACGCTGCGCGCGGGAGTAGCTGCGGCGACCGGCACCCATTCATCGGCTGGCGCCATCTGACTGACCGGCACCCACTCATCTACCGGATCAGCCATTACTGCTTCACCTTCTTGCCGGATGCGTCATAGATTGTGTTCGTCGCCGGATCGCGGTATTGGCGCCGCGCCGCATTCCACTCCCATGTCGGTGGAGGCGTGAATGAAGTCGGCGCAGGCGGTGTCACTGCAGATGGTGAAAGCGTCGATAGCTCCTCGATCCGGTCCTTCAGCTTCTGCGCCGGTGTGCGGTCGTACTTCTGCACCATCTCCGAGATCAGTGAGGACTTGTCGCCGAAGTTCGTCGCCTTTGGCCGCTCATCCGGCGGCAGCGCGAGATAGCGCGCGACGAACTCGTTCATGAAGTCGGCGTAGGCCTGAGAACCCTTCGGGTCCTTGCCCGGCAATCCCGGCATCTGGTAGGTGAGCTGATCCTTCGCGGCGTGGATCGCGGCCTGTGTCGCCGGCCCGGCCAGCGGGTCTTTCTTCAGGTCCATCACGTTCTGCCGCAGCTTGGCGAAGTCGGTGTCGCTCAGCTTGCGTTCGGCGTGCGCGCGGATCACATCCTCCAGCGTCGTCGGAGCAGTGCGATCGAACAGCCCGACCGCCAGCCGCTCGCGCGTCGCCGGGTCGCTCTGCAACACCGCCTCTTTCTTCGTGGCCTCGTGCTCAAGGATGCGCAGCAGTTTCTCTTTCGTCACATTGGTGAGGCGATCATCGTTGACGATCGATTTCGACGACACGCCGGCGCGCGCGCTCATGTCGCCGCTGTAGATATCCTTGATGACCTCGTTCTCGGCCGCCTCGCTCACCTCCTTGCGCTGCTGCTCCTGCAGATGGCGGGCATAGGCCTGATCGGTGCGCTCGGCCCTGATCTGCTGCTTGGCGTTGGCCACGATCATCTTGGCTTCGGGGCCGCTGATGTAATCGCTGTACTTGCCGGACTCGACCGCCTTCATTGCGGCATCCGGGTTGATCGCGGCCAAGCCGATGAGCGACGATTTGACGATCTCGGACTTGCCGTGCTGCAGCAGGTCGGTGCGGACCTTCGATGCCTGCACGCCGGTGAGTGTGGGGCTCGTTTCGATCAGCTTCTCGACCGCGCTCTCGTATATCTTCAGGCTTTCCCCGGTCGATGTCGGGTCGCTGCGCACGGTCGCGGACAGATTGTTCCTGGTCTTCTCCAGATTGACCGCGATGGCGTGGCCGGCCATCGTCGCCTGATCGGCCGCGACTTTCTGCGTCATGTGATCGCGGAATGCCGCGACACGCGCCTCGGCCCACTTCTGGCCGCCCTGCGTCGTGAAGCCCTCCCGGAACGTTTCCAGATTGGGCTCAAGCTTCTCCTTCAGGAACTTCGGCCCTACGGCTGGGTCGTTTGGGTCCGCGGTCTTCGCCGCCTCGTTCCACTGCGTCGTCGCCTCGGCGTGCATCTTCGCCAACGCGGCGGCGCCGACGCTGACTTCGCGGTGCTCCTCCAGTTTGTCCACGGCCTCGCTGACTTGGGCGAGACCCGCTACCGCGCTGCCGATCTGCCGTCCGCTCTCTTCCTGAGCGCGCGCAGCCTCGTCATAGGCGCGCTGCACACCGGCCGCCGAGCGCGCCGTTGCTGTGACGCCGCCCTCGTTCGTGCGGATGCCGAGATTTTCCGGCGCGCTGTATTCCCTGATGGCGGGCATCTAGGTCACCCCCGAGAACAGATTTCCCGCGATGCTCAAGCCCATGGTCGCATTGATGTTTTCGGCGGTCTTCTCGCTCTCGGCCGCCGACATCCGCGAGGCTTTTGCCATGAACTCATAGGACTTGGCCTGCTGCTCGAAAGCGGTCTCATCGACAAGGCCCTGGAAACCGAGCACTGCCTTTTCGAGCGCGCCCTGCGAGGCGCTGTCACGCAGCAGGTCGAGCGCAGTGCCGCTCGCCCCGAACCCAGCGGCCGCGACATCCGCCTGCTGCCCGCCGACCGTCTTGAGGATGTTGCGCTCGGTCTGAAACTGCTTCAGTTCGGTCGATTGCCGCGTGAACAGCTTTTGCTCGCGCGCATAGCCGGCGGCGAGGTCGTACTGCTCGGCCTCCATCCGCTGGCCCTTCGCGCGCGTGCGCAGGCTCTGCTGCGAAAACAGGTCTTTCGCCACCCCGCCCGCCGTCTTGAAGATTCCCGATGCTATTGCCATGGCTATAAATCTTGTGTGTGCACGAAGCCCCCGATTGCCGCGATCATCGCCGGCAACGGACGCGAGACGCGCCACGCCAGCATGCTTTCGAGGCTGTAGTCATCGGTGAGCGAATCCCGGTAGATGCCGGTGAAGGTCTGTCCAGGCGCCAGCCGCGGGCCGCTGCCGTTCTCGGACTTGAACGGGATTGGATCGAGCTTGGCGAACGTTGTGCCGATCGAAAGCCCGGCGGTCTTGATGACCTGGATGCCGTAGCGCTGCGTACGCCGGGTCTTGCCAAATGCCGGACCGCTGCGCGCGCCGCTCTCGGCGGGCAGCGCCGGCCGTACGATCTGGCCATCGGAGTCGTAGGTGAAGCCGATCACGACTTGTCCGGCGGCAACCGCAGCAGCGGCGAAGACGGCCGTGAACAGCCCGCCGCCGGGGCCGGCCGAAATGCTGTCGCCGTAGGGCACGGTGATCGAGCCGTTGCTCACGACGAAGTCGGAGATGGGCGTCAGATATTCACCCTGGCCGCAATCGAGCCCGGCGGCGAAGACCTGGACCGTCTTGCCGTTGAGATGCCAGAGGCCGTTGATCGTGAGCCCGCCGAACGGCGCCGGCGTCACATTGCTGGTCGTGGTCGATGACGGCCGCACCGCGTCGTCGAGGAACCACGCATTCGCCAAGTCGTCGGTCTCGTCGAAGACCTTCGTCATCATCTCGACGTGACGGACGCCGCTGGCGTCATTGGTCACTGCGGTGAGCGCGTCGAGCGTGCCGTCGGCGCTTGCTGCAACGCAGATGCTTTCGACGGTGCGGCCTGATCCCAGCGTGTGCCGGTGCCAGCCGGTAATGGGCGGCGCGACGGATGTCAGGCTTTTCCGCAGATAGGTCATACCGATCAGGCTGCCGTTGCCGCAGCGCGCCCAGATCGTCGGCACGATCTCCTGCTGCCAGGCAATCTCTTGGAGGCCGGTCACAACCAAATGCCTTGCGGTATCAGCCAGATCGTCGGCAACGAACTTGCCGCTGTAGACTTCGGCGTAATATTCCAGCAGATCGCGCTTGAGATTTTGCACCATCGCCAGCGTCATATCGGTACGCGCCGGCACGATATTGGCGCACTTGTAGGTGGTGTAGCGGTGCGCCTGGATCGTGGTCGGCGTCAGCGGCAGGTTCTGCGTCGTGGCCTGCACCAGCCATTCGCCGCCCTGTGTGCCGCAGACGATGCCGTGATAGTCCGGCTCCATCCAGAAGATCGGGTTCACGTCGGGCGAGTTGAACGTATAGCTGATGGCATTATTTGGCGACACCACGCCGTTGGTCTCGGTCGGCGCGAAGTTGAACGGGTTGTCCGACTTGCTGCTATCGATGCGGTTGGCGACCGCGCCGGATAGCCACAGCCGGCCCTCGTGATAGGTGCCGCACACCGGCCATGTCGTGGTGCTGCTGTAGAGCCCGAGGCGCCACACGCGCACGGGCGTCGTATAGAGCAGCGCATCACCGAGTATTTGCACTACCACGCCACTAGCCGTGCCGCTGCCGGGAGGATTGAAGAACTTGCATTCGGCGGAATAGATGAAGGCGAGGAGCCCGCCATAGCTGGAGGCGTCGCCGATGATCTCGAACCAGACATAGTTCCAGGTCGTAATCAGGTTGTTCGATGTGATCGTGACCGGAGATGACGAGTTTGGAAACGCGCCGGACGTTCCCAGCAGCGTCCCATCGCTGGCCGACGCCGGCGCCGTCGCCTTGCCACGCAGATTAATCGTGACGGTCGGGACCTGGCCAAAGAACGCCGGCTGGGTAAAGCCCCAATCGCTCGATGGGAAGATCGTCGCCGAACCGATCGCCTGCGCGCTGGCGCCAGAGTAATTCTTGCCGATAAATCGCGTGGCAATAGCCACCGAGAGAGCGTTCGATGCCGAGCATGCCGCGCTCGATTGATTGGAGTTGCCGTCGAACGATGCCGCGAGCCCACCATTGGCCGTCAAGTCGCCGATGTTGACCGAGCCTGCCAGCGCGCGATCGATCTCGTTGAGAAGCGAGATAATCTTGCCCCAAGTCCAGATCGCGCCCGTGGGAAACAGCGCCCACGTCGCCGGCGCGGTATCGGGGGTGACGCCGGTGCTGTTCGCGAGCGCCTTGTAGTAGGTCCCGCCATAGGCAACCACGTTGCCCACCACGTAGGCCGTTGCGACCGCCCAGAATGGCGGCTCTGAGAACAGCCGGATCATGCGGCCGATGTCGGAGCCCTGGAAACCGTTCGGGCCTACCGCATCATCTGCCTCGACGGGGACCCAATGCGTGGCATTCGGTGGAAGATGATTGAGGTTCGCGTCCGTGAGCGATTTGTAATTAACGCCTACCGAAGTGACGTAGTCGCCGATCGCATACGACCGCGCCGCATCGTAGGCATTGAACGACAGCGTGATGTTGACATTGCCGATCAGCGCCGATGGCGTCGCCAGCGTGCCGCCCGGCACCGGGTCGAAATAGGGGCCATCCTTGAAGTTGGCGGCGGCGAGCGAGAATATCGCCGTGGTCGTAGCGGTTGGCGGCGAGGTGACCTGCAGCACATAAGGCTGGACGGTCGGCTGCAGCAACACGGCGCCCGGCGTCGTGGAATTCTTCGTCGGGATGTCGGCCTGGATCGCGCGCAGCGATGACCACAGATCGCCAGTGTACGGCGTGGCCAGCTCGCGAACGGCCGCGACGCTACCAGAGACGAAGGCACCTAGCGTTGCACCATCAATGGTCGCGCCCGTAACCGCATCGGTGAGCGTGAATTCGGTCGCGCTCGTGACCGTGATCGTGAACACTCTATTTTGCAGCAATGGATTATTCGCCTCGAGGTCACGGAACACCACCGAGTTTCCGGTGGTCCAACCGTGCGCGGGTGTGGTCGCCACCTTGGCCGGATTGGCGGCCGAGATGCTCACCACTGCTGGCGGGTTGTTGCGCGTGACCAGCGTCGGGCCGGCGCGAAACCGCAGGAACCCAGCGGTGAATTCCATCGAGTACGGTGATGATTGCTTGAAGTCGAAGTTGATCACGCGCCCCGGCGCGCCGCCGCGCGTGGTCGAGGCATGCTGCGTGCCCGGCCGCCGCGTCCACGCGCCCTGCTCCATGGGGAGAGAGTTGAGACAAACGTTGAGCGCGGTTTGATACGAGGGCAAATCGACGCGCCCCTGCATCGATTGCGACCATTCGCCCCCGAGGAAATTCAATCTTTGATATGAGGCTGCGGCCATGGTTAATCCTTCCCATGGTGCCTGAGATAGGCTGCGGCTTTTTCTAAGCGGTCCGCATCCTCCAAAAATACGCCAATGCCTCTATTGCAGGGATGACAAAGCAGAGCCCGCACCACTCCCGTTGCATGATCGTGGTCCACATCTAAACTAGAGGCCCTATCTATTCTTCCGCGACCACCACAGATGGCACATCCGCCATTTTGCGCGTTAAACATTGCCTCGTATTCTTGTAGAGAAATTCCATAATGAAATTTCAATACGCGATTGCGGTTGTTTCTCTTGCCGTTCGGCGTGGCATTGTACGCGCGCTTTTTATCGCGCCACATTTTCAAACCCTCTGGCGTCGCCGCTATTTTTGCGCGGTAGCGCGCTTCCGCTTGCTTTGCGCGCTGTCGTGGGGTTTGGTGATAAGCTTTCATATAGGCTTTCCGATCAAAGGCCATCGCGTGGCTCAATATCGGCAAGCGATATAATCATCGGTAGGCGCTTCTTCCGGACCAACTTCTATGCCATTGACCAATCGCGCATCTCCCATTTGAAGCGCGTAGACGCCCGCGATCGTCGTAAGCTTCTGGCTCGACTGCGTGATCGGCTCGCAGATTTCCAGCCCCATCCGCGCCGCCAGCCCCTCGCAGAACATGTCGTCCATGTTGGGCACATCGACGGTGTCGGCGACGAACCGCAGCATGATCGGATCGGTCTGGATCGTGGTGATGTAATTGCCCTCGAACAGCCAATCGTTGTAGAGCAGCGAGGTATCCGACCCCATGAACGTGTTCGAGCCGGCCTTCGGGTCCGATGATGCCTTGCGCAGGAAGCCGGCCGGCAGGCGATAGACGTTGCGCGAGGTAATCTCGGTCGATGGGCCGGTGCCGACCGGATAGATGATGTTGAGGGTCGTGAGTGCGACGCCGAACGGAAACTCGGCGCCGCCGATCTGCAGCCATTTTAGCGAGCCGGTGCCGCCGCTGAACACCGTCGTCCAGGGCGTGAGGATGCCGGTGTTGGTCCAGAAGCCGAATGTGAGAACCGGATCGTTGCCGAGGTTGCCGCCAGCGATCGATGTGTACCGCACGCCATCGGAGCCGGTCACGGCGGCACTGGCGCCGTAGACCGTGCCGCTATCCCAGTCCGCCGCCGATGCAGTCGGGGTTTGGTTGGTGTTGAGATCGATGCGGCTCATGTAGGCCACGGAGGAGAACGTCACGACCTGGTTCTTGAAGTAGACCGCGGTCGCGTTCCACGCCGTCGCCGTCGCCGGGTTGTCGGAGTTGGCGTTCTGCAGCGAAAGATAGGTGCGGTTGGTGCCGTCGCCGGCCGTGGTGTAGACCAGCTCGCCGGCGGAATAGGACGTGCCGCTCGAGTACAGCGACACCGTCATCGGGCCGAAATACTCAATCCAGGGCGGGACCGGCGGTATACCGAGGGCCTCACCGTTGCCGGGCTGGTGATTGAGATTGTCCCGGCTCTGGGAAATCCAGAGCTGGCCGGACGAGTCCGACACGATGGAGCCGACGAAATAGGTCGGGA